CGTTCTAAAGCCGCCATATCAAAAAACTCAGGCCACAAAGGCTTCTCTACAAGTTCTCCACTATCCTTATCCTCTACCTCAATAACCGCAGGGAACTCCACAACATCATACTGGTCAGACTTCTCATTCTTACTCATATCCTTAACTACACGGCCAGTCAAATCATCCATGTGCCATCTAGTTTGTATAATAGCTACACTACCACCCGGCATCAATCGTGTACGAGCACCAAACGTAAACCACTCATAAGCCTTCTCAAATACACTAAAGTTACCATTAATTACATCTTGCTCAGAATGTGGGTCATCTACCAACAATAAATGCGCACCACGACCCGCTAACGCCGACCCAACACCACATGCGTAGTATTCACCCCCTACACTAGTGTTCCAACGACCTGCAGACTTAGAATCCGTAGCTAGCTTTACAGTAGGAAATATAGCCTTATAATCGGCTAAACCAAGCAAATTACGCACTTTTCGACCAAAATCTACCGCTAAATCAGTCGTATGCGACACCATCATCACTTTTTTGTCTGGATTTCGCCCTAAATACCACGCTGGAAAGAAAATAGACACTAATTGCGACTTGCCATGCCTTGGTGGAATGTTTACACATGCCCGATCCTTAGTCCCTCGCTCAATATCCATCAACATATCAGCCAAAATACGGTGATGTTTGCCTACAATGAAGTCCGGCATCATTCTTCTACAAAATTCTATTAAATCATCGTACGCAACCTGATTTTTTTGCCTCGCATCAAGCTCATCCACCATTTTCTCGATCTCTGTCACCTCTGCTTCGGTAAAATTATCGAGATTATCCAACATTTGTTGGACTTCTTCGGGGGTGAAGTCAGACATTAATCTAAAATCTCCACGGGAGACGTGGTTTCTATAACAACACGCGCTCCACAGCTAAGAATCGGTTTGTCAGTTAGGCTTTGTCTTACTGTAGCTGGCCCATTTATGGTTACAGAACGGCAATATGTGTTGTTTTTACCATTTTTTACTGTAATTACAGGCTCATTTGTCCCATTTTTAAGGTTAGAACGTATTTTATGCTGGTTTACGTGTATGTATGTCTTACTCATCTACCACCTCTGCGTCGATTACGACTGCGTCGCCATCAACTTCAGGCGGATTTACGAGTTTTTCTAGTTTTTTACGTAGGTTTTTCTTCAAATCATCTGTTGATTGGTGTGTAACAGTAACTTCTGACTTCTCAGCGAACAGCCCTACATCAGATATCTTACCCAATAACTCTAAAGCACGTAACCTTACCTTAGCATCATCGTTTTCTGTTTCCAAAATCAACTTGTTTGTTATTAAGTGGCGTACTGAGGTAGCAGATTCGACCACAGATCGACCAAATTCACTTAAAATGTTGTTTGTAAGCACTAAAGATGCCGGTGTCAGCTCTGCAACACGCGCTTTAGTAGCTTTTTTAGATGTTTTATCAGGATCTTCTGCGTAGGACATAGTCAACATACTCGCAACAGCCTCATCTTCAGCCGTCGGAGTCAAATCTAAGCCTTCCTTCTCTAATTCCTTTGCCGTTATGGTAGCAGCACGCGCACGCACAGATAAATCCACAGCAGGATCATCGTCATACACCGGAATTCCAGTATCTGGCTCTAGCTTAATCGTCATATTATGTTCGCAGGTTATTAACCGTAGATGTATATATACCAAAAAGTAATAACAAGTGCAAGGTCATTACCAAAAATCATGCGAAATATAAACAATATGCATTAGAATATATACTCCAGTATGTATATAATGCCGCCTTCCCTAACTTACTACTTACTGGAGTACTCTCTTGGCCGAACTAATGTTTCTATCATCCGCATGCGTCGTTGTATCTATTGGACTTGTTTGCATCTTTTTTGAAGATGATCTTCCCTTTTAAAGGAACGCAACATACTAACACCATCCAACTCGTCTTCTTGTGTAAAGTCAGGGGGTAACAAGCGTAATTGATTCTTACCCTCTAACTCTGCCGCAGGCATTATAAGCAGCCTCTCCATATCCAAAGCAATAAACATAAAGAAATCTGCAGTGTGATCTGCACGCAAGTTAAAAGAATAGCCAGATATACCCCTACGTTCATTGTTTTTATTAAAATGACAGAGGTTTGCAGACTTGACCTGCAATGTGAATAACGAATTGTCTAACGATTGACACCACAAGTCTATGCCGGAACGGTCTACATGGTGACACTCAATACCATACTTCTCTAACTTATATACCGCGAAAAATTCACCTACTCTACCTATGTGACTCGCGTTACCTTCCACTAAAGCCTGACCCATACGTAATCTACTCATATTTGGATGAAACGCAAAAATATCACATAAAAAATTTTTTGACTAGCCTTTTTATAACAAAGGGGGGCCTTTTCAGAAAATAACGATTTATTTGAGTAAATTAGTATATATACCCGCGCGGGACTCCTGCTCAGAAAAACGGGGTGTAGGGGGGTCAGTGCAGCGCAAATAGGGCAAATAGGCGCGCTTTTGCAGCTTTTTGGCAATCCAGCGGCACTATAGCAGCGACTGGCGCGCACATTGGCCCGGCTTTGTTCCGTTGTATTGTTCCGTTTTGGCTGCTTTGTTCCGCATTTGTTCCGTTATTATTTGGCCAAACGTTACAATAGGGGATTGCTTGGTTTTGTGTAGGATTGCGTGGTTGTGCGTGGCGTATGGTTCTAAGGATTGCATAGGTTAGCAAAGATCTATTTATTAATATTTATAATGTTACTTTTTTAAGAATATATATATAAAGGGTTTATTCACGGGCACTCTGGCCGATTAGATCCAGCAGCAAAACATAAACAAATTAATATGGCCTTACTATTACCCAATAAAACGGAACAAAGGAACAAAGCGCGCCGCTACTGGCCCAGCGCCTAAACCCAAACGGAACAATAGCGGAACAAAGCAGCACAAAAGGAACAACCAAAACGGCACAAAAGAAAAGGACTAACAACCACCACGCGAACCCAAGCGAACCCAAGCGAACAATTGACAACCTAAGAGTTAAGGCGTATATTGATAACTCACTTACTTAATAAAGAGGTTTCTCCCGTGGACGATTACGGCAACGAATACTTGATAAACTTTCCCGACGCACAATTGCGCGTCTTTGTTGAACCTAACACAGACTTGGACGGCGATTTTAAGGCCCTATGCTTAGACACTAACCAGTTGCTCCGCATCCAAGGGTATAACGCGCTTGAAATAATATTAATTGGCTAACCAGCCACAACCAATAAAAGGAAATACATAAAATGAAAACATTTACCAAGAACAAACCAGCGGCCAGCAGCAAGCCGCGCGAAAAGGGTTACATTCTATATGAAGGCCCCAGCGCGTTAGATGGGCAGCCGATTGTAGTTATTGCAACAATGGAAACCAGCAACGCCAAAACTGGCGCTATGGTGCAAACGTGGATTTTGTGCGCCGACACTGAACCGCACCACGCAACCAAGAGCGGCAAAGATGCCAGCGTTTGCGGCAATTGCCCCCAGCGACACTATAACGGCGGCGCGTGCTATGTTGTAACGCATCAAGCGCCCTTGCAAGTTTACCGATCATACAAACGCGGTTTATATCCTACATATAACGCCAGCAGCCACGCGGACGCGTTCAAAGGTCGAGCGTTGCGCCTTGGTGCATATGGTGACCCCGCCGCCGCGCCGTTTGAAGTATGGCAGCCGCTGGTTGAGTTAGCAGCCAAGCATACAGGCTACACGCATCAAATAACCCACGCGGCTTTTGATGATAGATTTTTGAGTATATGCCAAGTTAGCGCCGACACTCCGAAACAGGCGCAACGATTCCAAGCGCTGGGAGCAAAAACTTTTCGCGTAGCATTGCCGACCGATCACATAGCCGATAACGAAATCGAATGCTTAGCCGATAGCAGCGGCATTAGCTGCATCGATTGCGGCCTATGTGATGGGCAGAGCAAAAACATTGCAATAGTGGTGCACGGCCAGCGGGCCAACAATTTTAAATCCAATTTAATTAACGTTTTAGAGGTGGCATAGAATGAAAAACAAAACAGAAAATAAAACCGTTACGCATAGGCTGCAGCCGATCGGCCTATATCATACATACGAAACAGTAGACCAGCTGCAAGAATATATCGAGCAGCTAAGCGGGGACGAACGCGCGCTGGCCTTCATCATTATGGGCCTAACGTGGAACACTTGCGCACATTTAACCGCGGAGGTGGCCGAATGATTGCCTTGGTAACTTTTGAGCGCGTGGGCGCTGATGGGCGCGTGGCTAACTGGGTACAGTTAAACGTGCGCGGAAATAATACGGGGCGCATTGACGCTATTGTCGAGCGTTACCGTTACGCGGAAAATTATAATCGTAGTCATACTATGTATGGCGTTAGCGATTCCAAGGGCTGGCTGCTGCGCGATATAGGCGTGGGCGGCTTTCGCTTGTTCCATATGAAGGAGGCGTAACAATGACTGATATATATTTTCCTAAACTGGCGGGCCAGCTGGCCGATCTTTACCTTGAATGGTGGAATGACTGGTTGACGCTTGAGCGTTTTGCTGAGTACCAAGGCGTAAGCGTGGACGATGCCGAGGCACTAATCAACATGGGCCGCCGGTACCACAACCAGCGCGCGGCCCGCATCAAAGAGGTCAATGCTGAGATCAAAGCCGACCTGCGCCCTATTATCACTGGTATCACGGTGCGTGGAGCATCTGAGGCGCACGACCAAGCAAAAGCTGAGATGGTACATGAAGCGTTACCGTGCCCACCAATACCTAACCTTGAGACTGGCGATATCATGCGCGTGCAAGATGATTTTTATCTTAACTACAACCAAACCAATGATGTGTACCGCGTCCAGCATAAGTTTGAATATATGGGTGAGTATAATACTGTTGGTGAGGCTATGGATGCCATAGAGGCAAAAGCTGCGGAGGTGGAGAAATGAAAAAGTTAGATTTTGATAACAAAAATAGTTTGTATTACTTGTTGATGGAGCACGCGGGCATTGCGGGTGAGACTGAGGGCCAGAAGATGGCGGGGCTTAGTGTTGATCAAATGTTTGATGAGATACTGGGGCAGCAGGAAGAGCCTGAGCCGATGAAGTTAAATAATATAAGTGTTTACAAGGGGAAAAAGTAATGGAGATTAAAGATATTGCATTTGAGCGTGTATTCATGCAGATAGATAGCGTGGTGGAATACATACGGGAGCGTGGCTTTAACAAGGCAGACCAGACCGAGTTGTTTGATGCTTTAGATCATGTAGCTTGCGTAATAATTGAGCAAGATAGAGGTGACCGATGAGTGAGATAGGTAAAGAATGGCGTGAAGTGTTGCGTGCCTATATTGAGTTTTTAGATCAACACGTTGTTGAGTTTGGAGAAGATTTCCCTGAGCCCGAAGACAGTTACTGGGTAGAAAGGAAGCGTTTATCACGGGAGGCTATAGATGATAAGTAGCGTTTGTAATATGGAAAGATGGCGCGGTACTACGTTGTATCGCGTGACTGATAAAGGCGTGCGTGTAG